CCTATTCGCTGTAGGCCCGCTGCGGCGGGGGAAACTTAACGCGGACATGTTTCCATACGATTTACACACTTCTAAGAAATTAAAGCATATTTTCACACTTTCCCCAGGTAGGTATGAATCAGTGACGCCTGGTTGCTTCGATTGACTAGTGAGAGCCAATATAAACTGTCGAAGTTCAGTATCTAATCCAACTATGAAAATAGGTTTCCGACCATTGCCGTTGACCGTGATCACTATCGCTCAGAGAACTACCTCTGAAGTCAACTCTAAAACGAATCACAAGAGGAGTGTCGTTACTCACCCGGGCATTGGATACCCTGTTGCTCTGTAAGATAAAACTAAAAGTTAGGAGTGTTATTGGAGCCAGTAGTTGCACCAGCAAATGACCACCACGTCTGTAGTGTATTGGTTCCCAGAATTCCAGTGCCACTAAAGTTTAAAGTCTTATTACCGCTTAACGCTGCAGTAAGACTAGCATAAAATGTGACTCTAAAGTTCGCACCAACATGGGCATAAATTGTAACTCCATCACTAAATGTAAGTGTTGCACTAGATGATGGAGTATTAGGTGTAATAAAAGTGGTAGTGTAAAACGCACTATTAGATCCCAAACTACTGTTTGTCAAATCTATGATACATTTATACACATCACCAGGGTTATTGCCAGAAGGCAATGCCGTTGGTGTACCATCCAATTTATTTCCATTGAAAGTCGCCCATACTGGTGCGTCACTAGTGGCTGGCCCATCAACACGTAACGCCACGTTGTTCCACAATATTTTAGTTTGTGGTAATGTGAGCAACCGGGGTATTAAACTATGATCCTGGAAGTCGATTATGTAATCAAACATCACATAGCCAGGGCTATCAGATGTTGTACTTTTAGTGAGCAAGAACAATTCCCCGGCAGAATATTTGCCTAGGTCATCGTCTATTCCATAATCAGTAGACTTCCAGTCACTGGTGACATTGAATGTTGCCGAATGATTTTGCCACTGCGGTCCAAGCACTGTGTTAGGATCAGATATTACAAAAGGTAATAGGTTACTACTGGTCTGGTTTAGAAACACAGACTCACGATTCTTACTATAGTAAAACATTACATCTCCATCAGAAGATGTAGGTGAACTAGTAAGATAATGAGCAGTTATT